GTATATGTTGCCGCTGTCTTCGGTGTCATTGCAACTTGACGGAAGGTCATGTCAGATTGAACCGCATTAGCGCCTTCAGTGGCTAACCATGCAGAACTACCTGCTGCCAATTTGCCTGGTATGGCAATATCGCCAACCAGATCACCCATCATAGTTGCGCCCATACCTGCAAGTGCAGATGAGTTACGCAGTACATCGATGAATGAACCTGACATCAGGTTAGTATCAACCAGATAGCCACCTTGCGAGTCAGTAGTGACGTTTAAGTCAGCACGTTCCTGCACATCAAGTGGCACAGAGATACCGCGAACATATTTGCCATCAGCATCTGTGTTCACGAAACCGTTGCGTGACATGTCCGGCACAAAGAAACCTTGTGATTCAACGCCGCGCTGTGTAGACACTGCATTAGAACACTCGATCTCAAACGCTGCAGCTTCTTGAGCAGAGCGACTTTGTGGGTTAGCCAGTGCCATGATTGCCTTACAGTATGAGAAGCGTTGAGCCTCTTTCTGTGTCAGACCAAGATGATCTTTCGGGGCTGGCGCTGGTGGCGTATCACGTAGATAGTTCAGAACGTCAACACGGTAATTCTCAATCGAAGTACCATTATCAACTGCAAGTTCTGCAGAAGTTTCCTGACCATGCTCTTTACCAAGTGCGCGGATTTCTTTTGTACGTGCTTTTTCATCCTTGCGGATTTTTTCACGCTCTGCAGCAGCGTCGATCTTAACCGGTGCTTTTGCGGCAGCAATGTCAGCGGCAGTACGGATAATTTTACCCTCTGCATCAACTTCATTACCGTGTTCGTCAAAAAGTTTCATTGTTCTTTCCTCGTGTGGAATTATTTCAGTAGATAAGACCGTAGTCTCAAATTTTTCGCCTTGTTCCCGCTGACTTCTACCAACACCAACCGTTGCATCTGCAGGGATCGAAACAAAACTGATCTCATGCGGTGACCAACGTGTTGCCGTATATGTATCGGTATCACGGTCTTCTAGCATTTCGTGGATTCGGTAGCCAACGCTGATCTTGCTTCGGATACCATCTAGTACATCTTGAAAAATTTCCTGCGCTCTTGTTCCCTGACCAAAGCGAACAGTTGCTCGACCCACTTTATCTGAGTCTACGGATGCCTTTTCGATTACACCTACATGATCACGAGGATCATGGTCTACCAGTAACGCGCCACCATCGTTCAACCGACCAAGGTCTACATGAGATGGATCGTGACTAAGTACTTCGTTACCGAACCATCGCTCAACAGGCTCTTCGCTTGAGAATGCCAGTGAAACGGTTCGGTTTTCCTCGTCAACGTCATCACGCTTCAGAGTTAATGTTCTGTGTAAAACGCCAGTATCAATCTGACGCTTTGTTATCTTTCTTTTTTGGTTCGTCTTCGTCGTCTTCTTCATCGTCATTACCTGTTTGAGGTGAAAAATCTAATCCGTATTTAGCAGCAAGCTCTTTTTCCCATTGTAGCTGCTCGTAAACTTCTTCAAGATCTTCGCCGGTTGCCGCAACAACAGCACTGTTGGTTTTATGTCCTGCGGCAACTGCTGCATCATTAGCCTGCTGATCTTTTAATGGATCAACCCATGCCCAACCGCGAGCCTGCCAAGTCACTTCAAGGAATTTCTCTTTACGACTTAACGGCAATTTTACGCTTGCAGCGTTGATAATTAAACCCCGCGACAATGCGCCTACTAAAAACCACTCGTAGATGTTGGCCATCGCATGCTCAATGAACCAACCTTGGATCAATCGCCAGTTCTCGCGCTCTTCGATTAGGCCGGCACGGATGGATGAGTAGTTAACAGCAGTGAGGTCGCCGGTATAGCCGGTATATGAAACGTTCAGACCTGCAGCAGCACCTTTCAACACGCCCGTCATGAAATAGTTGTACGCGCCTGTCGGATGCTGCGGGTCATAGGCCTCGAACTTCGTTCCCATTGGTAGTTGCTCAAACGCACCAGGCTCTGCTTCCTGCAGTAGATTACCGTTGGAGTCAGTGCCATCGCCTTTGTATTCTTCACCGGTTTCAGTGTAATAGAACCCCATTTTTGAAGCGCCTGCACGAGCCGCAACTAATTCAGCCTCTTCATAACCACCAACCATGTTTAATCGTCTGATCGATGCATGCATCCATGGAATACCACGAGCCTGTGCAATGCGCTCTGGCACAAACAGATGAATCATGTCAGCTGCCGCTATCCTTTCGTATTTATTGCCGTTGAACGTGTACGCTGTTTCACTTGGGTGGCCGACCAGCATGTAATACGCAACAGGCTTGTTGTATTCATCAAACTCGATGCTCATTACAATTCTGTTTACATCAAGCTTGCCTTCACGGTTTAGATTCACATCGAACCGATCTGCCTCGACCAATTCGAGCGCAACGCCATATTTATAAACAGCGCGTTTAACTTTACGGATAAAGCATTCGCCTTCAGTTGCAATCGATGCAATTGATAGCCGTTGAATGTCGCGCATCGATAGTGAGCCGCATGCACTGCAGTTTCCGAGCTTTGAGAAGTCTTTCCACGATGTTTCAATCGCATCGTTGTCCATCTTGTCAGGCTTGCCGTCACTGCCACGCGCTTTTGCTTGCAGGCGAATACCTTTGCCGCCGATAACGTTGGTTTTCACCATGCTGATGAATTTCTTACCGTAATCGTTGTCATTAACCAGCGTCCGAGAGCGGTGACGCATCTTAACGAGGTCTTTTTTCAGTGATTCATTAATCGATAGCTCAGTTCCCTGAAATCCAGCGGTTAAACGATCAGTGACACCAGCATAGAACGACCTCATCGATCTCATCTGACGCGCTGGGGCTGACTGAGGGCGGCCTGCGAGGTAATACATTACTCTTTGGAAAGGATTCATTTGCCAAACCTCACAAATATATTATTTGAACCGCCAATGCCGTTCTTTTGATTTTCGGCCCGCTCTTCAGACACGACATTCGACTTTGCTTTATCGTACAGTAAGATTAAATCGGCGACCGGTGTTCGAGATAACTGCCTGCCGTTAACGGTATAGCTTGATTGGTCTTTTGTGGCCCTCGACTGCAGAACCGCTTCGATGTTTTCAAGAGTGATGCGCCAGTAACTTCTACCGTCATATCCGCCATCGAGATCAGCGAAGTTCTTCGATATTTTAAGTGTTCCGGTCTTTACCAGGTAACGGACAGTAGCTTTCGCTATATACGACTGCCAGTTATACGTGCCTGATGGCAGATCCTTGCTGGTGGAGACGCTTATCGTCGCTAAATGATTATTGTCGCCATTATCGGAGCATTGTATATCGATATTTTTACCGGCAGCAACGATGGCATATGATAAAACCCATCCGTCTGCGATAGTCAGGTCTGGGTTTTCTGCCTGTAGCCACTGGATGTAATCACCGGCAACGATTTCTGTTGGTTCAACTGTTGGTATTGTTATCGCCATATCACCACCTGTTTACGAATCCACCTCTACGTGGACGCTTATTAATTTGCTTAACATGACGCTGACTTACCGTGTCTGGTATAACCGGCGCAACCTCTTCTTTTGGTTCAAGCCTTTCTGTTAATGCCTGCCAATTTGGATTCAATAACTTCAAACCTGCGTGACCATAAACCCTGCAGTCAGTCGCCTCGTTTCTAACTCTGGTTTTGACCCATTCGCGATATGGAAACCCGCGCCTGAATTTCGTAATCATTTTTTCTGCGGTTAACTGAGCAAAGTACTCTTCATCTCGCTCCATCGGGAAGTGACAATAGCCTGCGCCATCCTCGATCACTCTCAGCCGTGCTGACAATAAAACCTTGGCATCATCAACGCCTACAATGTATAAATCGACTTTCCGTTTCGATGTCTTGCTTTTCTTCTTGATAGACTGCGCGACAATTGGTCTACCAGCGCCTTCTACACCTTTAACAGCAAATACTCTTCGATTCCGGTGCTTGTGTACGAAATCATAAACCAGCTGCGTCTGATATCCAGAGTCAATACAGGTCGATGCAATGTTGAGTATATTACCACTTTCATGCTCAAATTCGTAATCGAACATTTCTGCAAGCTCTGCCCACACCTCTGGCTGCGTGACATCACCGGTAAATATCTTGTAATCGATGTTCCAGCTCTCTTCGCCTACCCCCCACCCAACGATCTCGGCCTCTATCCGGTCTGCCTGCACGTCGACACCCATGGTGATGACAACTGCGTCCTGTGGAACAACCGCATCGTATGTTTCTCTACGCGCATACAGAAATGCATCCTCGATCTGGTCACCAGCCTCTTCAAATGTCTCACCGAGTGACGTATTCGTCCATGTTTTGATCTGCTCGGTATCGCCTTTGGCATCGAGGAAGTCCTGAACAACTTCCGACCATTTCTTCCATGGCGAGTACAGCTCATTCAGATGAAACCCAGCGGTTTTTATCATCGCCTTCTCAGCGATCCATTCGCCACCAGCAAGCATGCGTTTTATCTTTTCGTGGTCGTGATGGACTCCGCCGCAATGCTCACAAACCATAAACGCTGTTTCTGGGAGGTGATTACCGTCTTCATCTTTATCCCACTTTACATTGGCCCACTTAAGGATTTCTTTTTCACCGCAGTGGTTGCACGGAACATAGTACCGGCGCATATCGGACTTTTCGTATGCGTCCTCGATCCGCGATGCAAATTTAACTGTCGGAGTACTCGTGTAAATCTTCTTGCGGTTAAAAAATGTCGTTGTACGCTTACCGCCAAGCAGTAACGGATCACCCT